GGGTAGAACACTCTGCCGCTGTAGACGAACGAGTCGTCCTCCTGCCAGCCGTACTGGGCTGGTATCTTGACCACCTGCTTGTTGACGCTGGCCTCCTCGACGCAGGCGCGGACGTACTCGAACAGGTTCTTGTCGTTGCCCGAGCCGAACGCAGCCATGATGTTCTGGTTGGCCAGCGCCTTGAGCAGTTCGTCCTTGGCCACCACCGACTTTTGGGGGAACAACACATCTGCGGGTTTACCCGGACGGTTGGCTACCATGTGCACGGTGTGCTCGTTGTCCTTCTGCAGGAGGTCTACTACGAACAGGTCGTACGGCAGGATCATCACCTGCTGCTTGCGCTTGGTGCCGTCTGCCTCCTCCACCATGCGGTCGGCGTACACGCCGCCGTTGGCCCCGTAGGCATAGCCCTTGGGTGGCGTGGGGCGCACCACCTTGACGGTGGGTGCGGCAGGATCATCCGGGTCAGCCGGAGTGATCTCGATTTCTTTCTCGCTGTTGTCCGCCACCAGTTCCCGGCCCAGGGCCAGGGGGTTGGTGATCTTGCCGAAGTGCTGGCACTTCTCGCACAGGCCAGGGTTCTCGCTGTCGAACTTGACGCAGGGGTACGGGCCCTTGATCTCGCGCAACTTATCACGCATGCGCTCTTCACCATAGGGGTGAAGCTCAGTGAGCATGATCGCCGCTCGCTCACCATCAGCGCAGTACTTGGCTTGGCTCAGCCAGCCCCGCCACAGCGGCTCCATGCCATCGTTCGTGGCGTGATCGAAGTAGTGCTGAAGCTGCAGGCAACCATCGCCATCACCCGTGCGCTTGAGGATGGAGCCGAACCGCACAACGCTATTGGCCATCATCTGCATGCCGGTCTTGGATGTGGCAACAGGGCGCTGCCCCGGCAGGTTGAGCTTGTCGATACTGGGTGCGGGTAGTTTGTCCCCTAGCAGTTCGCGCAGCTTGCCGAAGAACTCCTGTGCATCGATGGGCTGGGCACCAGCAGCCAGCACCTCCACGGGGCGCGGCTCGCCGTACTTCTTCTTGAAGTTCTTGGTACCCGGCACCCGCAGCACACGCGCGGCGTCTGCCGTGACGGTGTTGTCGATGGCCAGCGAGCGCTCCTTGCACAGGCGCTTGAACGCTTCGGCCAGGGGCTTCCACTCCGCTACGGTCAGCGGTTTGTCGAATGTCCAGTAGCAGTGCAGGCCGCCGCCCGAGGCAACGATCCACGGTTTGCCGTAGGCGTCTAGCCCAGTATCGGCAAGGAACTTGTCCAGTGCTTCTTGTGCAGACTCACGGCTCTCGTACCCGTCCATGTCGATGAACACAGACTTGATGTACTCGGCGTTGTCGGCGGTGCGGTTTCCCTTATCTGCAAATGTGGCAAGCGCGAAGTAGATGTCCTGCTGTCCCTCAAGCCAGCGATCAACATGAGGGGCGATCTCAGCAAGGTCTTCGATAAATACGTGCTGCTTTCTCTTGGAGGAAAGCTCTGCTGCACAGTAGTACCCATGACCTGGAGACGGCAGGACAGCCGCTAAGAAATCTAGCGGTTCCATAAGTCTCCCGAATTACTTGTTAAATGGCAGCGGCTGTTGGTTGGGGTTGCTTTGGTTCTGCACCTTCTCCCAGTCTCGTCCGTCCTGGCGCTGGCGCTGGGCCAGTTCCGTGGCTACCTCGGTGGGCAGCGTACCTGCTGCACCCAGCGCCATATAGACGGCGCGCTCAAACTCTTCATCGCTCAGAGTTGAATGTTGAATTCCTGACATGCTTTGCTCCATGCTTGGTCTTTGTCCTTGGCCTTCATGAGGATGGCCAGTAGGCGTTCTACGGGTTGGCGGTATGCGTTGATGACGGTGGACTTGCCGGTGAACCAGTTGTACACCGTTTGGCGGGACGCACCCGTAATGATCGAAACATTAACTACAGGGAAATCCAGGTGAACGGCCCACCTACCAAGCTGGTTTCCCAAACTTCGTGGCGCAGCCTGAACTGAATTAAGGGTTTTTACTGAGTAGGACATGATGAATAAGGGGGCCGTAGCCCCCGGGTTTGTTACTCGTCATCCCACTCTGCAGCCAGCTTAGCCAGGGACGGCTTGCTGGTGGCAGCGGGTTCTTCCGACTTGCTCTTGCGCTTGGTGGGAGGTGCATTCTCCTCCTCTTCAGCGACCGGCTCGTCCTTCGGTGCGGCCTTGGCCTTGGGCTTGGCACCCTCCAGCGCCAGAGGTGCAGGCTCAGCGACCTTGTCCATCTTGGCCACCGTCATGGTGATGGCTCGCTTGGCATCATCGGTCTGGCCCTGGCGCTCAGCCACCTCGTACTCATCCTCGCTGAGCCAACGCACCGCCTTGAAGAACAGCTTGGGTGCCTCAGCCTTGGTGTCGAACTGCATGCGCGTGACCATCATCTCGGGGCTGGCTTGGTTGGCCACGATGTAGCGGGCGTACGCCTGCAGCGGGCGCTTGTCGCCTTCTTCCTTGCCGAAGATGGACGTGGCAGGCAACTGAAGCTGCATGACGTGGCCTTCCAGATCGTTGGCCAGCACCACCGCCAGACGCTGTGAGAAGCGGCAAGCGCGAGATTCGCCCATGCCAGAACCCTTCACGTTCTGCGGGCAGGTGGCGCAGCGATCCGACTGTGGCTTGACAGCGGAGGCATCGGGCGTCTCACCGTCAGCCGACCAGCAGTCCGGGCCAGCGGGAGTTTCACCGTCGTACGCCTTGGCGTACCAAGTGCGGCCGATCTTGGGTGCGGCGTTGACGATCACCACATCGAGGTAACGCTCATCGATGGATGCCACTTCTTTGCCGTCCACCAGCAGGCGGAACACACCACCCTTGATGGAGATGCGCTTGCCGCCGCCACCACCGGCACCACCGGCGAGGGACTTGGCAAGGTTGGAGAGTTCGCCCTTTTTGGCGAAAGCGGGGACATTTGAGTTGGAAAAGAGAGCGACATTGCTCATGGTGTTTCTCCTTAGCGGGGCTTGGTTACAGAGACATCGAACTCAGACATGCTGTTGAGTCCAGGGGGATGCAGGCTGGGGTTCTCTTCCAAGAACGTCTGCATGTTGGTTTGAGCGATGCGTTTCTCCAGCAGGTCAACGGCATCGTGCTCGATGATGAACTTCTTGAAGCTGTCCCAGTCCTGTGTGTAGAAGCGGGACTTCTCCTTGACGGTGATGGTTCCGTACTCGGTGCGCACAGACTTCGTTCCGAGCGCCATCATCTGATCCTTCATGGCGTTCTTCACTTCCTGTTGCTGCTCCTTGATGTTCTCGATCTGCTTGTCGAGTTCTTGGATAGCGTTGCGCATCTTGATGTACATGCGTGCAAGCCTGTCCATCGGTATTGTTTCGTCTGTCATATTGTTTGCTCCTGTCGTTGTGTCTAAGAGTATACATTGTCTAATGCTGGCTACAACCCCCTTTCTTCCATCTCGCTGTTGAACAGGCTGACGAGCAGGGCGTTGTCGTCAACCTTCTGCGTAAGCGCCTTGAACATCTTCTTCTCTACGGGCGAGCCCTCGATGTGAATGACGGTCACCTTGTCGGCGTTTTGCCCCTTGCGGTCTGCGCGTGCGATGCACTGGGTGTACTGCTCCACCGACATGAGTGGGCCGTAGAAGATCACGGTGTCTGCAGCAGTCAGCGTAATGCCGTGCGCTGTGGCCGCAGGCTGCATGACCAGCACCCTCGGGTTGGGCTGCGTCTGGAATCGCCGAATGATGTCGCCGCGCTTGGTGGCTGTGACGCCGCCGTGAATTTGCTCACTGGCCACACCGTTCTTGGTAAGGAATTCGCTGATGGTATCGATGGCAGACCGGAACAGTGCGAATACGATTACCTTGCGTTCGGTTTGTTCGAGCGCCTCCAGCAGCACGTTCAGTCTGGGTGTGGCGTCGAACTCCACCGTTTCCTTGTTGTCGGTGTATGCCACGCCCGTGCTGATCTGAAGCAACTTGTTGAGGGCTGCTGCTGCATTGACTGCAGTGATCGTCTCGCCTGCTGCCATCACCAGCATCTGGGTCTTGAGCATGTTGTAGTACTTGGCCTGCTGCGCAGTCAGCGGAACCTCACGGGTGAGCGTCAGCACAGGGGG